ACAGTAGATTTACCAAGTGTAGCAACAATAGGCAATCAGTGTTTTGAAAATTGTTACTCTTTAACATATCTATCAATACCTGTATGTACAGCTCTTGGTGATGATTGTGGGGATAATTTAGTATTTAATGCTATCACTGGACAGACTATATCTTTAATAGTTTCTCCATATGTAATGGATTGCGGTGGTAGTCATGTCCCAGATGGAGATATAACAACATTAATAGCTAATAACACAGTGGAAATACCATTAGTGTTAAAGTTTAGTGGTTCATATCCTGTTGTAGACCCTACAAATGTAGCTCAATGGAATACTTTGTTTAATCTTCCTACTTTAGGAACTCAATTTACATCTGTAACTGTAGGTAGTAGTGTTTACCTATATGGTGGTGATACTATACAATTATTTGAAATAGTAGACTGGAAAACTAATTTAGTAGAGATAATAGATGCAAATGGTTGCATTATAACTCTTGGTAATAACTGTTTTAAAGGCTGTATTATCACAGCAGCTTATTTACTTGGTGTAACTGATGCAAGTGGTGGAACATTTCAAAATTGTGGAAGTTTAACAACAGCCTATTTAGATAAAATGACAAGTATTGGAGTTCTTGGGTTTTATGGTTGCATATCTATACAAACAATTTATATACCAAGCTGTATTGATTTAGGTGGTAGTTGTGGTGATGATGATGTGTTTGATAGTATAGTAGGGCAAATAATAACATTAACAGTACCAAATTCAATTTATACAAATTGTGGAGGTAGCGGTTTGCCAGATGCTGATATAACAGTTTTACAAACATTTAACACTGTAACAGTAATAGGAGTATAAAACCAACAAAACTACATATATGAAAGAGCTAAAATATATAGCTGTTCAACCTGATGACATTTATTACACATGGCAAGTGCACATGTGGCTAGAAAGCTTAAGGGAACTAGGACATTCTGATAAAGCTATTGTTTTAGTTTTCATCCCTGGATTTAGAACTAAAAATCTTAAATGGGAACAGATAGTGGAGCTCTATCCTGAAGTGGAATTTGTATTCTACAAAGATGAAGCTAATGAACTCACTCCACTAATAGGAACATATATTCCTGTTCTTAGACCATGGTGTTTAGAAAAATACTTCTCTGAACATCCAGATATGAAAGATAAGGCTGTGTTCTATTGCGATAGTGATACAGTGTTTACAGAAAAGTTTGATATTCAAGCATTTGTAAATGATGATGTGTGCTATCTCTCTGATACAAACAGCTATATAAATGCTACATATTTTGATAGCAAAATAAAAGATGTTCTTCCAAATAAACTAGATAAATACAAACAGATAGATGTTCTTGGTGACCTATCTAAAATCATAGGAATCAGCAGGGAAATTGCTGAGAAAAACAATGATGATTCAGGAGGAGCTCAATATCTCCTTAAAAATGTAGATGGTGAATTCTGGGGTGATGTTAAACGTGATTGCATCACTATTAGAAGATACCTAATGAATATAAACAAAACTTACTTTGCTAGTGAGGATAAGGGGTTTCAAAGTTGGTGTGCTGATATGTGGGCTGTCTTATGGAACCTGTGGAAAAGAGATTTAAAAACTAAAAACATTCCAGAAATGGAATTCTCCTGGGCATCTGATGGTATTGAGAGAGTTAAAAGACTCCCTATATTTCATAATGCAGGAATTATAGGAGATAATATGAATGACCATTTAGCCTTTTATAAAGGAAAATATCATCAGGGACAAGATCCTTTTGATGATATGAAACATTTAATGGCAGTTATGAATCATCCTGTAAGTAAGGTGAGAGGTACATACTACTATCTTACAAGATTATTAAAACTAAAAGAAAAGTATAATTTGAAATACTAAAATTGAGAATACGAATTTTATAGCTGAAAAGCTAGAAAGGTTCTTTGCTTATACATTAAGGAAAATTTTTATTCACACAAATTAATTTAAAATGACCCCAAACAAACGTGATCTCAAAGCTTATGTACGCTTTGATGGAACTGGTAGAATCGTACCAAGTTCTCTTATTCTTAGAAGAAAAAAACCCAAGGTGGGTAAATGGGTGGAAATTCCAGCCTATGAGTGCTGTAATCCTACAACCACCTCAACAACAACCACAAATCTACGTTAATTATGGCAACAAATAAAAAAGACCTCAAAGCCTTTGTAAGGTATGATGGCACAGGTAGAGTGATACCTGGAAGTTTAATACTTCAGAGAAGCAAACCTCAAGTGGGAAATTGGAATCAAATCCAAGCATATGAATGTTGTGATCCTAGCTGTATGAATTCTGTATTTGGAAGAGATTGGATTATTTTTGGTGATGAAGAAGTTGTTGGTGGATGGGTACTTCATATGGCTATAAATCCATTTGAATATAACATTAAATTAGAATTCCAACTTGTAGATTGTATCACTGGAGAAGGTATTGGTGATATTATCACTATTGATGAGAGCACTGGATATTTATATGATTGGTTTATTCCAGATGCAATTTATGATGCATCATGTGAAATTCAATCAAGAAGAATATGTGGTGTTAACTATCAATCTGCTTGGACATATTCTTTTTGATAATAATAATTTTAACAATTTAAAATAAAAATAATGGCTGAAATAACAAAAACATTAGAAGATTTCAAAAAAGAAATTGCAAATCCTAATGAAGCATTTAAAGCATTTATTGCTTATTTATCTTCTATATCAGATAAATCAACATTTACTAAAAGATAAAACCATGGCAATCAAGTCACTATTCCCTGAAGAAATGATGAATTCAGGAGCAATGTCTCTTTCTTTAGACAAAATTAAAGCCAAGCTTAATTACTTTGAGCTTCAATTACATGAGTTACATTGGCAAACTAGAGGATTTGCTGAACACAGTGCTTTAGGTACCATCTATGATAAGGTGTTTGACCTTAAAGATGAGATAGTGGAAAAGATAATGGGCTATACAGGAATGAGAACTAAAGCTATGCCTGTAGATACTATTAAAGATTATGCTCCTGGTATGGCAGAACAAGTGGTGAATGAACTACAAATCTTTGCTAAACAACTAGAAGCATATGGAGAACAAAATGGTATGCCTGATATAGAAAACATTGCACAATCTCTATCTGGAGAAGCAGCTCAAACTAAATATCGATTAACACTGAGTTAATGCAAATCAACAAAAGGTTCTTTCCTGAAGTAATTCCTGATAATGAAAGTGCATATTTTAATCATCTTTTTGGTGTTATTGATTCAATAGATGAATTGTCATCTCTAGAAATAACCAAAACACCTGATTCATATCACTTTAGACTAGCTCCTTCTCTTCCTAAATATAATGAGATGTTGCTAGAGGAAATATTAAAATTACATAACATATTTAAAATACATTTAAACCTATCTAAGAGTATAAAAACTTCAGGTACAATAGTTTTTGAGATAACAATATAAAAATAAATTTGGAAGATATTATATATTTTCTTATATTTGTCCCCTAAACCAAAAATTATATAAAAATGTCAGAAGAAACCAAGTTAACGTATGATCCAAATAAGAAATACGTTTGGACCCCTGAAACCCAATTTATACTCTCTGGAGGAGAATTTGGTGCTGTATTGAACACACTAAGAGCTATTCTTAACACACAAGAAGCAGCTCGTATTTTAATGGCTAATCAAACAAATACAATTGTTGAAGAAATATTAGCTAAAGCTGTAGAAAATGGTGATGTTAAAGAAGCTCCAGAACAAACTTCGTAATTTCTTAACTAAAACAAATAGAAATGGTGACAACAAAAAAGTGGTATCAATCCACAACTATCCTAGGTATCGTTATTGCTGCTTTAGGATTTGTAATTACTAAGTTTTTAGGAGTGAGCGAAATAACTCTTCCTGAGAATGCTGATTTTGATCAATTGAAAGCTTATGCTGATGCTATCAAAGCTGCACAGGGATCACTTCCTGTTGTGATTGGTCAAATCATGGCTGCTATTGGTACAGTGATATCTATCATTGGTAGATTCAAAGCTGAGACTAAGGTGACTATGTAAAAACCTATTAATTTACAAAGGGGGGAGTAATTCCCCTCTTTTTTTCTTTTTCAACAATTAAAAATTTATAATATCATGGCAACAATTAAAAAAGCTCAATATGGTAGTAAAACACCATCTTCACCAAAAAAATTTCTAGGTGCAAGGAACGTACAACCTAAAGATTCTGCTAGAATAGAAGCTGGTATAGAATCTAGAACACCAACAGGCATAAGGAAAGGTCCTGCTAAAGGTAAAATGGGAATGAAGATTAAAAAAGCTCAAGTAGGTACTACAGTTAAAAAAATAGCCAATACAAAATTAAAAGATGTTCCTCAGAAAGTAAAAAATGTAGGTACAAAAATGATGAATAAAGCAAAAAATGCTACAATTGGTAATATAGTTGATATAATGTCAATGGGTGGATATAGTAGTGCAAAAGAGCTCTATCGTATGTCTAAAGGAACTCCATCTAAATATCTTAAAGATCAGATAAAACAAAGAAATGGTGGTAGTACTAGAAGAATGCAAGCAGGTGGTGTAGCTGGTAAATCTCCTAAAGCAGGTATGGTGGATCCTAGAGGTGCTTATACAAAAGTACAAATGCGTACTCTTGGTAATATGAAAATGGGTGGTAAAATGTCTAAAAGGAAATAACATGGCAACAATGAAAAAAGGTGGAAGTCTTGGACGTTCTGAAAAACAAATGGGGCTTAATGTTAAATCTAAATCTCATGGAGATATTAATCCAGCAGGCTTTAGAAAAGCTGAACTTAAGCGTGATGGTGATTTAATAGGAAAGCGTAGTGGTGAACAAGCTCCTGTTGCTAAAGATGGTAAATGGATTCAAAAGGCGACTTCCTCTATTAAACGTAGAGGTACAGAGGGAGTTTGTACAGGTTCTAAGTTTGGAGGTCCTACATGTAAACCAGGATCTAAGCGTTATAACTTAGCAAAGGTATTCAAAGGTATGGCCAAGAAGAAAAAGTAATATGTATAAAGCTGTAGAAAAGATATGTGAACAATGTAATAAACCATATCTTGGTACAAAAGGTAGAAAGTATTGTGGATATGATTGTGCTAAAGCAGCTAGAAAAAAAAGAGTTAATTTAAACTGTCAGTATTGTAAGAAAGAATTTGAGGTTCAGGAATGGAATAAAAATGCTAAGTATTGCAGCATGTCTTGTAAAGGAAAAGATGATTCTGCAGAAATCTTAAATCTTGAATGTACTTTTTGTAAAAAAGACTTTAAAAGAAAAGATTTTAAAGTTTACAGAAATAAATCAGGTAATTCATTTTGTTCCAATTCTTGTGCTAATCAATTTAATAGAGGTAGTAATCACTATGAGTGGAAAGAACACTTACATGATAAAAGCCTCAAACTTGCTCTTAAACAATGGGCAGTAAAGATTAAAGAAAGAGATGGATATACATGTCAATTATGTGGAGAAACTGATAGAACTATTCTAGAAGCTCATCACATAAAACATAGAAGTAAGTTTCCAGAATTACAGTTTGACTTTAATAATGGAATTACACTTTGTTTAAAATGTCATGCTCTACAACATACAGATGATCCAAAATCTCTTAGATTAATAACTTATAAAATGGCTAAAAAGAAATAATGGCAACTATCAAGAAATACTTGACAGATGCTTTTACAAACAATATAAAAAAAAATAATGTCAAGAGCACTTGTAAATAAAGAAGGTGGAAAGGTGATGCTTAAAAGAGCTGATGGTTCCACTTCTCAAAGAGGACTTTGGGATAATATCAGGGCTAATAAAGGTTCTGGTAAGAAACCTACAGCTGCTATGCTTAAGCAAGAGAAGAAGATTAAACAAGCTAAGAATGGTGCTTGGCAGAGAAAAGAAGGTAAGAATCCTGCTGGTGGATTGAATGCTAAAGGTAGAGCTTCTTATAATAGAGAAACTGGTGGTCATTTAAAAGCCCCACAACCTGAAGGTGGTCCTAGAAAACGTTCTTTTTGTGCAAGAATGAGCGGAGTTAAAGGACCTGCAAAAAAACCTGATGGTTCACCTACAAGAAAAACTTTAGCCTTAAGAAAATGGAAATGTTAATTTTAAATCTATAAAACTTAAAAATGAAAAAAGTGTTATTTATTGTGGCTGTAGCAATTTCTCTTACAGCATGTAATTCAGCTCCTTCAACAGCTCCTTCAACAGCTGATTCAACAACTATTGTAGAAACTCCTGTTGATTCTATGCATGTTTCAGATTCTTCTATTATTGACACATTAAAAAAATAAAAATCATGGCAACTATTAAAAAAACTGCTAGAAAAATGCAGATGGGTGGTGGAATTAATCCAATGATGAAAATGGGTGGAAAAGCTAAGAATGGTAAATCATTCCCAGATCTTAATAAAGATGGTAAAATCACTAAAGCTGATGTTCTTAAAGGACGTGGTGTTATTGCTAAGAAAGGAACAATGATTAGCAAAGCACAAAAAGGTAAAAAATTACTTTCAGGAGCATCAAGTGTTTCTGCTGAAAAAGATTATGCAAAATCTGATTCACTTAGAAATGTAGCTAATAAAATGACTGGTAAAGATTTTTTTGAAATGGCAAGATTAAAAAAATCAAATCCAAGACAACAATCTGATAGCTTAAGAATGGAAGGTGATAGAAAAACAAAAGCTACAGGTGGAGTTCCTAAACAGTATAGATTCAAAGCAGGCGGTAAGATGAAGACTGGTGGAAAGATGACTAAAAAATGTAAATATGGCTGCTACTAATATGACAGCTGGTAAAGCTAAGAAGTCTGGAGAACCAAGGAAAGCTCCTAAAGTGGCTCCTCCTAGTAAGAAAGCTCCTAATTATATGAAGGAAGCTGATACAAAGCTTAGACTTAAGAGCAAAATGTGGCCTTTAAAACAAAAACGTCTATCTAAATGATGAAACTAACGTGCATTTGTCCTTGCTATAAAAGACCAGCAAGAACTATTCGTGCTATAGAAAGTGTACTAGCCCAGGATTTCCAGGGATGGGAAGCTTTATTTATAGGAGATAAATGTCCTGAGTTTCAAAATAGAATAGATGATGGTACATTTGCCAAATATTCAGAACAAGCTGCTGCACAAGGCAATAGCTTAATATTTAAGAATTTAGATGTTCATCATGGTGGTTGGGGACATGTGGGTAGAAAAGAAGGAATAGATGTGGCTACAGGAAAATATATATGTTTCCTAGATAATGATGATGTTTTTAAGCCAAATCACTTCACTAATTATTATTCATTCATGGAATCCCATCCAGATGTTGATATGGCTTATTTTAATGCTCGTACAGAACCTTGGAAAAAAGATAGGCAATCTGTTCTCTCAAGAGGAGGAATAGGAAATGCTGAACTAATGTTCAAGTCTGATGTGCTTAAAAAGGAATATCAATTAGATGAACAATATGAACATGATTGGAGACTGGTGGAAAGGGTTATGAAGAATCGTTATAAGATAATGAAATCTAATAGTGCCCCTACATATATCATAATGAGCATTCCTAATTATAGAGAAACACACATTGACTAATGATATCCATCATAATCCCAGCGTACAAAGCTGAAAAGTATATAGATGAATGTATTTCATCATTAACAGCTGTTGGGGTTGAGATATTAATAGGGGTGGATGCTTGTGAAACTACATTAAATCATATTATTAATAAAGGCTTATATCCAGATCTTGGTGTAAGCCTTTTTTATTTTCCAAAGAATGTAGGTCCATATATAATTAAGAATACATTAATAGATATTGCTAAAAATGACAATGTTCTATTTTTTGATGCTGATGATGTAATGGAATCAGAAACACTTGAAAAGTTTTATAGTGGTATAGAGAGAAATGATTATGTAAAGCTTAATTATATGAACTTCCAGGGAAAGATTACAAAATCTGGACAAATAATGAATGATGCTATTATAGGTGTTAAAAAGGATGTGTTTAATAAATTGAATGGGTTTTATCCTTGGAGATGTGGTGCTGATACAGAATTTGGATATAGACTATGGCATAATGGATTGAAACATAAGACATTAGAAGGAATTAACTATTTCAGGAGATTACATGGAGAAAACCTTACAATTAGAAAAGATCTTGGTCATGGGTCTGCAATTAGAAATCAATATTGCAACATCATTAATAATAATTTAAGAACCAAAACCTGGCCTAATCCATCATCTAAAACTATAAGTGAATATGTTACGTATTGAAATGCCTAGAAAAGAGCTTACAATAGCTCCAGAGGTAACAATAGGAGATAGAAAGAGATTCTCAACAGCCACAGCTGTAGCTTTTATCAATGATACATTATTAGTATCAGCTGCTTTTAACAATAAGAAGCTCTATCTTATAGAACTTACAGATAATGGACACAACATTCTTCAGGAAGTGAAAACTAAACATTCTCCAGATCTTATGAAATACAAGAATGGTGTTATTTTAACATCAGACTATCCTCATGGAGAACCTAATGGACATGCTTCTATATATGATTTTATTAATGGGAAGATTGTATTCAGAAAAGAAATTGCTTTAATAAACACTAAAGCTCATGGGTGTTGTATAATAGATGATAAAACTATCATTATAACATCAAATAGTGATCATAATAGAGGAATCATGTTTTTAGATGTTGCCAGTGGTGCACTAAAACAAAACTTTAATAATTTTCAACACTATCCTAAGGATGTATGTATTGTAGGTGATTATTTATTCACTATATGTGCAGCTAGTCTTCCTCAAATAGGACAAACAACAGTGATTAGAGAATCAATTATATATGTATTTGATAAGAACACTCTACAGAAGATAGATGAAGCTACATTTCATGGACAAACAGATTCTATTGTAATAGATGGAGAAGATGGATTTATAACAATCCAGGGAGATGATGAAGTGTTACATTTCAAATTTATAGAAAATAAACTGTCTATTGTAAAACGTATAGGGGGATTTACCTTTCCTCATGGTGTTGATTGTAAAAATGGTAAGGTGGCTATTACTAATTATGGAGATAATACTATCAGAATCTTTGATATTAACGAGCTACAAAATCTTTAAGCATTTGGGAATAATCATATTTCCAATTAGGCTTTAATTCAATATCTCCTGTAGGAATCTTTCCTCCTCTTCTTAAAGATTCTACAAAGTCACTATGTCTTTTTATAACATTCATTTGTCCAGGCTTATCATCACCTAGCCCACTCATGTGATAGCCTCTTCCTCCCCACATATAGAACCAACTAACTTCCTCACGTGGAGGATCAGCAAATACCACTCCTCCTAATTTGTGTAATTTTTGCACAAAGGTCATATCATATCCTGCATTCTGAATAGGATGGCCACCAATCTTTTCCCAAGCTTGTTTACCAAATACAATTCCTGAATTACCTATCCATTCTATAGAGGTGATTTTTGGAGTGTTGTAATACACACCTTTCTTCCAATGAAGAACGCTTGTATTAGGAATAAAGTATTTATGTACATTGTTTAAATGATTAGGCAGAGCTACATCATCATCATCCCACTGACATATAATATCCCCTTTACATTGCTTTGTAGCAAAGTTTTCCTTATCTCCAATTGTCTCAAATGTCTCATCCATATTGAATATTCTCACATTAGGATGTTCAAATTTAAGCTTCTGTAGAGGATAGTCATTCACTATCACCATTTCTTTATTAGAATAGTCCTGCTGGAGGAAGCTATGTAAAGCCTCCTCCAACATTCCCACTCTTCCATAGGTAATGGTTTTACAACTAATTAGTGGTAATTCCATTGGTTTTACATAATGGATGTTAAAGCGTAGAATCTAGTAGCATCTCCTGGATCTAGAAATATCTCGCTCTGAAAAGTGTTCTTAACTCTTTTTACACCTCTCATCTTATTAGTTTTAACATCTACATCAGGAACCTCTTGAGCTCTCTCATGTAGATCATCTAGAAGAATCATAATCCTTCCATCATCCATAGTGATACTTCTGATCACTTTGTTAATGTTAAAACTGTCCCTGTATTCTTTGAATTCAGGATTTTCTGGTGTTCCACTTACAAGTTCTTTTCTTGTGTAGAAAAACTGATTTTGCATATCTGTTTGATTTTTATATGGACAATTCTTACAATTGTTATTGCAACAAAAGCCACGTTTTAATAAGAATTCTCTGCTTAATGGTTTATTTCCCATATTCAAAGTCTAGGATTTTGCCTACAAGATCACTTCTGTGATTGTGTTTAAGCTTCATCCATTTAATTTCCTTAATCTTCTTAGATAGTTCTATAACATAACTAAGTCCATTAAAAAGATCTTTAATATCCTTCTGTTCATTATCTCCATTAATGATCATCTTACCTGTTTTACCAAGTCTTGTTAAAATAGCTAACATCTCAGCTTTTGTAAGATTTTGTGCTTCTTCAACAATAAGTATATCATCAACAGTCTTTCCTCTAATAAACTGAACAGGTAGTGCAATAACTTTACTATCACGTATAAGTTCTTCAACTTTCACCCTATCATAGCATTTAACAAGGTTTTCTTGAAAAGCTTCTAGATAAGGATCAAATTTCTCATTGAGACTTCCAGGTAGAAATCCTAATGAATGACCCACTTCTACAGCAGCCCTAGTTACAAGGATTTGATCACATTGCTTCTTGAATAAAAAGTCAAGAGCACATTGTGCACTTACAAGACTCTTTCCACAACCAGCTCTACCAGTTATGATAACTATCTGATTCTCAATAATCAGCCTCTTCACCTCTTTTTGTTCTTCATTAAGAGTGATTTTGTATTTAATGTCTTGCTTACGCTCTCTGTTAGGTTCTTTCATACTTAATTTTTAAATATTCCCTACGTTTGTTCACTTCTTCATACTTGTACATATCATTTTCTACATTGTTATGTTCATCAAATGTAAGAAGAATAATGTTCTCTTCGTCAAACTTAGCTTGAGGAAATTTTTCTTTAGGAAGAATGTGATGGAAAAATACTGTTAGAGGTGTATTTCCTAAGTTTGTCCCACTCACCTCTGATTGGTGTATTCGTTTTCTCCAAATAAAGAGAAAGAACTCTTGCATTTCATTAGTGCCTGTATGTATTTTAGGCTTAGCAAGAAGAGGCTTTCTGGGTTTGTGTACAAAACAGTATTTTCCTTCACATCGTGCTCCACAGGTTAGGCAATTTTCCTTCTTTATCATCTTATCCTATTGTATGTTTTATACTTTGATTTAGCATTGTACATATCTATTAGGAAGTTGATTTTGCTTTTCCATACTTTGTACTCCTTCTTATTAGCTTTATCAGGAATACTGTCTTCAAGTTTATCTATTTCCTCTTTAAGATCACCGAGGTTTACATATTCTTTCTTGAACAAATCTAACTCATTCTCATCAACTGATAAAATTAACTTAGCCATAATTTAACGATTATCTCCTGAACCTTGAATAACGTTTCTTGCTCTTCTATCCAGGAGCTTTTGAATATTATTGTTTGCAATATCCTCTAGAGACAATCCAAGATCTCTTGTTAATGCTGCTATATACCATAACACATCTCCTATCTCATCTCCTATAGCTACACATCTGTCTGTAGTGAACTTACCTTCATTATCTCTAAGAACCTTTTTAATCTTTCCTAGCACTTCACCAGCTTCATTAGCTAGTCCTAAAGCAGGATATATAATATTGTTTCCTGCTCCATAAATTGCTGTTTCAACAGCTTTGTCTTGATAGTCTTTAAATTCCATTATTATTAGATTTGATTTTCAATGTCTTCTTCCACCACAACTTTTAATTCCACTTGGTTAATTTTATCAATTATCTGAGCTTTGATGCTATTATAAAACTCCTCATTGTCTGTAAGCATAGCCCTAAACTCATCTAATTCATATTTAGTTTCACCAATAGTCATAGTTTTACCCCATTTTTTACCTATCTCAAACTCATTAATAAGCTCCATCATTTCTGTAAGCTTATCAATACCCTTTCCATAAACTATCTCAAAATGAGAAAGTCTATATGGAGGACTCATCTTATTCTTAATAGCTTTCACCTTAGTGATGTTTCCATAAGCTTGATCACCATCTTTTGCAAGACTCTTGGTCACCTCAATTCTACAATCAGTGTAGAACTTTAATGCATGACCTCCTTGTGTTGTAGTGGGATTACCAAACATAACACCAATCTTTTCTCTGTATTGAGAAATAACAATAACACAAACATTATGAGCAGATAGAGCTGTTTTTAATTTAGGATAGGCATTACTATTTAATAAAGCCTTTTTACCAATGGCACTATCACCCACCTCACCATCTAACACTTTCTTAGGAATCAATGAACTATCAGAATCGATGATGATAAGATCAACTCCTCCTGCTGTTATCATTTCCATAGCAATGTTAAAACCTTCCTCACCACAAGCTGGTTGAGCAATAAGCATCTTAGATGTATCAACACCAATAGCTTCAAAATACTTCTTATCAACAGCATGCTCACCATCTATATACAGAACAACACCACCTTTCTTTTGGCATTCTGCTACAGCATGACCACAAATTGTTGATTTACCTGAACCTTCCCAGCCCATTAATTCATACATTTTTCCTTTAACAAAACCTCCTGTACCAAGAGTGATGTTATCAAAACCAATACTTCCTGTACTGATTACATCATAATCACCATTTGTCTTGCTGTCAAGAGTGAGGATAGTTCCTACACCATAAGTTTTGTTGAGTTTGTCCAATGTTTCTTGGAACTTGCTCTTAGATTCAGAGCTTTCTTTTGCTTTCGCCATAATTAATAATTTAGAATGTAAATTTAATAAAATTTCTTCAAATAGCAATGAGATTTTTAATAAAAAACCCCCAGTGTAGAAACACCAGGGGTATATTATTAATCATCAAAAACAAAAACAAGCTATTCAACACTGCAACTCCCACCAGCACAACTTGCTACTTGAGAGAATTCTACATTATCATCTATCTCCATCACTTTTGTAAGATCTACAGAATGTAAAGATAGTATTCTTTTTTCATATTCCTCTTTAGAAATATCTTCAAAAGGAGCTTGTTGATAACTTCCCCCAAAATAGGGTAGTACACTTAAGCCATTATACACATCTCTATTTTCCCACATCCAAAGTCCTACAGTTTTCCAATCATCTTCTAGAATAGAAACTGTAGCACTTACATTATGTGTATTATCACCATTAATATGTCCTGGTAAAATCCACTCTGTAGAGAACTTCTTAACACGCTCTAGAGTGTCTATTGCTGTTTCTGTTCTTAGAATAGCTCCTTCTGGTGCCTTAATAGGGATTCTTACACATAATGTATCTTTTGGTCTTAGCACATCATCTTCACATAATTCAGGATGATTCACCATCATATATGCAGCAATGTCTTCATTCTTATTAAATCTAAGAGTGCGTAGATAATAGTCATTATGCCAAGCATGTATTCCTGAACTTGTTCCAAGAACACAACTTGTTGTACCTGAGGGTTTTATACATGTAACACGAGCTGCTTCATTAATTCCTAGTCTTTCAGCAACTAATTGATTTGTAAGCTTAGCAACATTAGCTGCTCCTTGGAGATTATATTTAAGAATCTCTCTAGATCCTATACCTGTCATTCCTATGCCCAACAGAGCATCTTTTTGTGTTGTCCTAGCCCATATAGGTCTGAGATAATGAAAGTCTGTAAAACCAGCCTGTAGGGTTCCAAAGAAAGCTGCTGCACTCACTCTATTGTTTAAATCCTCTTGAGATAGAACATCAGAAACATTCACCTCACAAAGATTACAAAATTGATAGGGTCTAAGTGCTATCTCTGCACATGGATTAGTGCCCCAATCTTTATTGTTAGTCCAATAAATTCCTGGTTCACCACTTCCTGAAGCTTCTATCCTTTTCCATAAGTTGAAGAACTCTTCTTCTCCTACAGATTCTCTTTCAAGAACAGCAGAGTTATTAGCTCTACCTCTTTGTTCATTGAGTTCCCACCAATTTCCATATTTACATGTAATCATTTCCTCATCATCATGACTAAACATTGCTATCATAGCACTTCTTCTAATACCTCCTGCGAGAACAGAATTAGCTATGTAACATAGAATATCATGACATTCCAAAGAACTGAGTTTATCTCCTTGCTTTTTCCTATCAAGAATAGCTTGTACATGTGTTAAACATATCTTAAGTGGTTCAGGACCAGGTGCTTTACCACCAGCTGTTACTAGCCTAGCTCCTTTTTGCCTAATAGCTCTAAAGTCAAACTTAGGCATAAATGATCCTTCCATATAAGATTTCAATAGCACTTTAATAGCATCAGCCCATCCCATAATAGAATCCTCAATAAGATAGGTGCGAGGTTTCCCAGGTGTCATTATCTCAGGAAGTTGTTCAATATGATGTTTCTGTACAGAATATCCCACTCCTGTACCTCCTAATAAAAGAAACATAGTTTCTGAGAAGCTATGTAAGCTGTCTATTGGAAGATAGCAACAGTTGTATATTCTTGCATTATTAACTTCAGCTGCTACACCAGCAAACTGTAAAGCCCTCATTGATGGAAGCACTTGTTTTGTCCTTATTGCAGGAATACTGTCTAAAATCAATTGTTCAAGAGCAGGATATTTCTTAATCATCATATTTTGATAACGATCAACTATTTCATCCCATGTCTCTCTTCTTTTCTTTTCAGGAAGATATTTAGCATATTTACTAAAAATTGTTAAGGAACTCAATGTTTCCAATCCTAAATCCATAATTTGTTGTGTTTTGAGGGTTATAAAATGAGGGTCTGCAATATACAAACCCTCACGTTATAATCCAAGAGATTTAAAAAATATTAGATAACCAATCTTCTTATTACTGCACCAAGATCTTGATCATTTGGATTAGCTCTAACTAAGCTAGTTATTTCCTGGTCTAGATGTATGAGCTTTTCAATATAAAGAGTGGCATCCATAAGTTCATGTTGAAGATGAATAAGGTAGTTATCCTTATTGTTATGCTCTAGGGTGGTACCATATTTAACCACACCCACAGCACTTCTTCCTTGGAACTTATTAACTACACAATCTACAATTTGGTCTATCATAACTTTTCATTTAACATTTTAAAGGCATGTTCTATAGCAAAATAATCAGCAAGCTTCCTTGTAGAAAACTTCTCATATAAATCTTCCACACCATTGATTTTAACACTAAAACTGTCAGTTTGATGGGCAATTATGCTAATAAGGATTTTGTGTTCATCAAATATATCAAATAGTCCTCTAGGACTAGCATCTATAAACACACCCACCTTATCATCATCAATTCCCTGTTCTCTGACATACACTTTAAAATCATCTGGGAGAGACTCATCATTTAACCCTTCTAACATCTTCTCCAAAAACCATTGTTTCATTACAATAGCAGCTTTTGAATGTTCTTTTAATAGTTCTATTCCTTTCATAATTAATGATTTATATCATTTGTTAATTCTTTATATTTATTGTTCCACCATTCAGCATCATAATTAAAATCACTAGGTTGATATCCTTGTATTTCCCTTAGTTCATCATCAATCATCTTACTTTTAAAACACTCAATTTTACAATAAATAATTAAACTATCCTTTCCATATTTCTGAAGGATCATTTCTGCAATTCGATTGTTATACATGTTCTTTAATTTTATTAATGTTAAGAATTTCATTTTCATCATTCCAACCACTCCAAACTTCCATAGTATCATCAAAATCCACCCCAATCTTTTCTTCCCAATAAACCTTTAAATCTTCTGTTTTATTGAAAACACGATATTGAAGAGAAATTTCATCTCTAGGTTGTCCATTTTTTAAAATCTTGACAACCTTTGGAAATAAAGCCTGGAATTCAGGAGAAGTTCTAGAATACTTGCCCTGTTTAATAAACTGATAGTCCTTTTTAAACTTAGCCATAAGCTTATAAACAACAACAATATACCCATCTTCATAATCATAATCATCTACAACACTCTTTGTCCTTTCATATTCATTATCCAGGAACTCCTTAAACACATCCATGTTCTCTGGTTTAAATAATATGTAAATACAATTGTCATATTCCACCGATTGACCTTCATCCTTTTGATAGCCATTTATATATCCATTCTTGGTGAGCTTTTCTTTTCCTATCTTTAGCGTAGGAACAAAGAATATACTAGTCATTGTTTTTTTCATCATTAGCCTTTAATGTTTAAAAGTCCATTATTTAAATAGTTCTTCATAGAAATATTCCATACATTATTCTTAAGAGCCCAATCAAGCTCCTGAATGAGAGTTTTAACACCAGGATATGTACGTCCTTTATGCTCAAATCCCTCATATGCTTCAACTAAATCTTCCATAGATAGCTCATATACAAGGGGATTATAATAATTTGTGCTGTCACAAACTACAAACTTAATAGGCATGATTTCATAATCAGCCATATCATTCTCATTCTTAAAAGCAACTGCAGCTTTCCAATATAAATATGCCTGAATGTAAGATCTTCTGTAAAGATAGTATTCTTCATAGAATCTTTCAACACTCCATGTACATTTAAGATCATA